TTGTACATAGTTTGTTTGTTTTTCCAAACATAGCACACGTTATTGTATCTTGCCTTCTATTCTGCTAACCGCTTGCGATAACTTGTTTAATCTATTGTATATATCAATAATAGTTTTTTCTCTACGGTTACTCATGTTAGATAAAACCATAACAAAAGCAGTAGCTGCTGCCCCTATTAACATCGCTTGTACCTCTGTCATTTGCGTAAATAGGTAATTATGTATAGTATGACTAATAAATCCCTATTATGACAGAGGAAAAAAAGGGAGTTTTACAGAAACTCAAAGAAAACATTACTGATAAAGAAGAACAGTTAGCTTTTATATCTGTTGTTGTTCGACTTGTTGTAGTTGCATGGAGTGGATTCATAGTATCCCTTAACTACATAACTTTGCCGGGATACAGTAATGAACCCAAGGATATAACTTTCCCTGCAAGTTTGCTGACAGGTGCATTAGCGAGTTTTGGTTTGGAAGGTGCTAAGAAAAGAGGTGACGGTACGTTTAAACCAGAAGACAAACCACTAAACAAAAAAGAGGTAGAAGAGTTATTAGCGTCACAATCTGGTAGCTATCAGACAGTTAGAATTGAAACACCAATAAAAATTATTGGCACTAAAGTAGTCGATCCAAAAAAATGAAAAAACTATTTGCACTACTGCTACTGTTCAGCCCTTCCGTTGCACTAGCAGACATAAATCACTCAATTCAAAATGTTGTTTCGGTTTCTACATTAGGGTCTAGTTCAACTGCTAATCGTGTTGGTACAACTTTTTCTGCATCGGGTACAAATGTCACACCAACTGCTAACGAATCTGCCGGTGGTATTGGTACTTTAGATTTAACAGATGCACAAATAACAAATGGTGTTCCAACTATAGATTCAACTACAACTTACGCAGTTACCACAGCAGGGGATGCATGGTCTGTGCAAGAAAGCTTTATTCAAGGTGATGTTATTCCTACAAGTTTTTTAGGAACAACGGTTACTAACGGAGTCGTACCTGCACTTCCAATTTTTGGTGATACGACAACTGTGAGCGGTGGAAATATTGGAACTACAGCTATGACTATGGATTCTGGTGGGGCAATGACAGTTAACTTAAGTGCAACAGGAGCAGGTGTTACAGCACAAATGTCTAACACAATTAAGTTAGAAATTGATTAATGAAATGGCTGATACTTTTTTTATTCGGGATACCTAGTGCCTATGCAGGGGGAATTACTCCATCGTTTTCTACAGGCCAAATGGAGACTTCGTCAAATACCAAGACTATTGTGGTCGAGACAATTGTTACTGAAAATTATAGGACAGGGTATTCTTACAGTTTACAAGGCCATAACATCCAAGTTAAAGACGGCACAGTTATATCACCAGATGCTACTTATACCAATACACAAACAATTAATGGGGTATCGTTTCAATGGGTAACACCAAACTTAACGACCAAACCTCAATGGGAAATACAAACTCCCGGAGAATCTTTTTCAATTACAGAAAACTTTTTAGCACCGGGATTAGATGCAACAAGCACAATACAAAGAACTATAAATACAGAAAGTCAGAGTACAAGCTTGTCAATTTTTTCAAATTAGGTTTACTTTTATTATTAGGATTTGCTCCAAAAGCTAGTGGTAATACGGTTTCATCGCCTTCGGCCAGTTCATCTGGTACGGTGATCAATAACGGATATCAAACTATAAATGGCGGTTTTCCAACGATGATTTATGGTGGTCAGGTGCAATGCCAACAACCAACACTAGCCTTTACACCTTTTGTTACTAAAGGAGAAAACTATGCATCACCTAGAATGACTACGACTAAAACAAATATATATGACCTTGCAGAAAATGCAGATGGTACTTTAGTTAATCCCGGAAACATTCTTTACCAAAGTGAACAGCCAAGAATAGACCAATCAACACATAATTTTAATTATGGATTTACCTTATCTCTACAAATACCATTGGGTCGTGGTACAGATCTTTGCATGAAAGCAGCCGAAAATCAAATTAAAGGACAAGAGTTTGTATTAGCCAAACAAAAGCTTGAAGCTAATCTGGCAAGGATGAAAATATGTGCGGAGCAATTTAAGCTAGGCGTAAAGCTAATTAACGAAGATGCAGTTGCCTGTAAAAATGTTGTGCTAACGACTATACCTAATCAAGTATTGCCACATACACACAAAATTGATAAAAAGTAGGCCATTTAAATCGCTTGTAAAGGCTTTGAAAAATTCTTTGCTTATGTTTATACCTTTGATTTTGGCTCTTTTTTGGTTAAAGCTTTCTTGAAGACTGTCTTACTAATTGATTTTAATAGCCCCAAAAGTAGAGGAGAACTGGCAGCCAAGAGAGAAATAGTAACAACATTAAGTGCAGCAGAAGGACTTGGTAGTACGGAATCGACAAAGGTGACACTTTCATAATCCGTAATGCATTCGTTGTTTTCATTTCTAGTATAACTTTTAATAATTTCAAGTCTTTTATCATTAATAAATGAACCTACTCTTAACGCTCCCTCTGGAGGACAGGGTTCGTATGTTACTTTTTTTTCTTCCTTTGGCTTTGGTTGTACTACGTTTGTGTCTTGTGTGGGCGTAGGAGCGGTGTTAACTGGTACTGGTTCTGTATCTATCACTTGTGCAGGGTCGTACCTCATAGGGGTATATGAAGGCATCTCACCATTAGGACATACAGTATATGTTCCACTAGGGTCTGCTAACAGTAAAGATGGATTGCGTGTAGTTTCTAAATCTCTGTGATATAAGTAACATCCCGGTAACTTGCCCTCTAGTTTTGGTCTAGTAAAATATGGAGTATCTGGGATATCAATTGTTGGAAGAGTTATCTCAGGTAACTTAATATCTGGCACTTAAGGAAGCAGTTTTGGTTTTGTAGGTATTGGTAAAGATGGCCCTGTTACATCAGGTAATGCGTTGCCAAGTACATCTGGCATTAATCCTTGGACTTCGCCAAGTACTTTATCCATAATTTTTTTTTGGAACTGAGGTGATTGAACATATTTGTATGTAAAAAAACCACCGCCTAATATTCCCAAAACAAGAATTGTAGATAGGATGGTTAAAGCATCAAGAATTTTTCTCATGGTAAAAGAAGCAGTATTAAAAGCTATAGGTCATGTAAGTATTATATCTTTCCTTATAATTCTGCCAACTGTTATACCATTGTATTTAATAGGTGGGATAATGACTAAGCAAATGGAAAAGGTTAATTAAAAATCTGCATCTGCTCTAACTTCTGCACCAATCATCCAAACCTCTGAGCTACTTGTGGTTGTGCTTTCTATTCGTGCTTGATATCCAGTTGCTTTAGGTGCATAAACATTAAACGTAGCATTACTACCTCCATCATTTCCATTAACAGTTGTTACTGTAGGGTTAACTCTCATTGGTGGATTAAATGGAACCCACCATCTATATCCGTCACTATATGCGTTGTATGCTGTTGCAGCACCACCAACATCATCATGGAAAACAAAATATCTTTGGCATTTAGCTAAAGTAGCAGCAACACTTTCGTATGCAAAGTCACTAACTGTATCTCCAACTTCTAGCTGAACACCAGTAATATAAAATTCATTAGTGCTATCTGCAAAATTAACTTGTCCTGTTGCACGACCTGTATCTGTGCTATCTGTCCAAGTTGTTTGTAGTGTTCCATTGTTAACTCCTGACCCTGCAACTAACCACCACATAATTCTTAAGCCTTCGCCTTCATCATTATTAATTTTACGCGCACTACTTGTATCAGCCGGGAATGTAAGAACGTGTCTAGTCCATGTGTTACTCATGGTATAAGATTTTGAAACAGTACTTGATGTATTGTCTTGAGTTATTAATGAAACAACATAAGTTCCTGTTTTATCTGATCTTGCCCAAAAAGATAAAGTGTATTGTTTTGCAGAAGAAGTACCCTTTGCAAAAGCCATAAGGTCTTGTCCTTCTATACTTTGTGCTAGGTAAACTTCATCTGTTGCTGCAAGTGATGTATCAGTTGTTGTACAAGATATTCTCATTGAACCTGTAAAACCATCAGGTAAAGAATGGTCAGTATTTTTTTCTACTTGAAATCTAGCAGAGCTATTTTGTACATATACTCTAAATCTATCAAGAACCTTCGTAGTTGCACTATTACCAACATTTGTAAATGAACTTCCCCTTTGATTTACTGTCATAGCACCATTATGAATAAAATTATGTGCTTGACCACCAGCAGGTAAATTAGTTAAGTTTGCACCACTAACTGCCGGCAATGCAGATGGAAATCGTGCGTCTGGAACTGTACCAGATGTAAGGTTACTAGCACTTAACGCTGTAAGATCTTTTGCTGTGTTTGCTGCTATAGCTGAGTTAATAGAGTTAGCTAACTTAGCGTCTGTAACTGCATCATCTGCAATTTTTGCTGTAGTAACTTCGTTAGCACCTATTTTAGCTGCCGTAACAGAACCTGCAGCTAATTCATTACCAGTAACTGCTTCAGAAGCTATCTCACTTTGACCTACTGCGTTTGCAGCAATTTTATTTGCTGTTACTGCATTATCAGCTAATTTAGCTTCAGTTATACTTCCATCTGCTACCGACCCTGCTATCTTAAACTCGCCAGCCATACTGCTATGCGAACTGCATTGATAATACAAAGTATCAGGTGCATCATGCGGTACTGTGAATACTATCTCTGTACCATTCCCTCCACCATTATTTGTTACCCCTGTATTGTATGCGTCATTCGTACCACCATTAGCAATGCTGGTCTTTATATAAAATGGATGACCTCCAGATCTGTTTTCAAAAATATAAGTCTGTCCTCGAACAAGATATATTGTAGGGTCATTTACTGCACCTGTAAGACCTTTACCTGTAAATGTATAGTGGTTTGTACCATTAGCACCTAAGACATATCTCAGGGTGTCCTCTATAAGTCTTGATGAAACTTGTGTTAAAGGCATTATGCTGCTACCTCCATTACTGTAATAGTGCTACTTCCATTATATTCAGTAGCATTACCTGTATATTGACCAAGATATGATGTACCACCACTAGGTCTCCATTGCATTTTATAAGTAGTTGCAGATGTTGTATTAGGTGAATCAAGATAATTAGTAGAAATAGTTTGAAGATAATCTTGAGATCCAGCGTATGCGTTTCCAATTCCAGACTGTTTAGTTTCACTCGTAGAATTTCCTACTCTTGTATCACCTCTGCGTAATAAAAATCCAACAGAAGTTCCACCACTACTAGAAATAGAACCTATAGTAACTAGAATAAATATTTTGCTACTTGTAGAAGAAGGTGTAATTGTAACTGATAATCCAGAAATATCAGTCCAACTTCCACTTGTTGTTGTACTTGCTGTATCAGTCTTAGTTGTAGAAACAACTTGAAGAATTTTACCAACACCTCCGTTTGGAAATGAAGGTTTACCTGCACTATCTATTGTCATAGCATCACTAGATGCTGCGGTGCTTCTTATTGCGTTGGTAACTAATCTACTCATGGTTTAGGATATTTGTCCTTAGTAGCTTTGATTGCAGTTGCAAAA